TTTATGTAGAGTTTGCATTACCACGTGGTTCATTAGACCAAACAGTAACACAAACCATGGAAGACGAACAAAATGGTTTCTCAATACCAGAATTAATCGCATCTGTAAATACACCACAAACAAAAAGACGTGTACAAGCATTTTGTAGTGCAATATCAATGCCAAGTAGAGAGGCTGTACAAAAAGAAATTAGACATAATGGTCCTACAAGAAAGTTTGTGTATAACTACACCACACCAGAGATAACAGCAACATTTTATACAGATAAGTTTATGAGAGAAAGAACTTTTTTTGAAATATGGCAAAAGGCAGCATTTAGTAATCTAACACATAATATAAATTATTATAATGATTATGTTTCGCCTGTTGATATTATGGCATTAGGAAACTATGCTAGTAGGCAAGAGCGTGATGATGTCACTTATGCTGTTAGGTTATTAGATTGTTACCCAAAAATAATAAGTGATGTATCATTTAGCCACGAGACAAATGCTGTACAAACATTTGAAGTTACTTTTTCATTTAGAAACTGGGTTAATTACTTTATTGATAAGACAGGTGGTATAGACCTAGGAGAATCAGATTTTAAAGCACCTACTGTAAAAAGAGCAGGAGGTATATTTGGTGGACTAATTAGTAAGTTGCCGCCAGAGATAAGAAGAGCAGGGCGTGATGTGTTGAATGAATTGAGACGAAGAGCGCCGATAGGTAGAGTTACTGGTGGTAGAGTTTTCCCACCATTTAAAATACCACCGTTAAGATTATAATAATATAAGGAGATATAATGGCATTACCAATAGTTGAAACACCACGATATGAATGCACACTTGCATCACAAGATACGCAAGTACAGTATAGACCATTTTTAGTAAAAGAAGAAAAGATACTATTAGTGGCTATGGAATCAAAAGACAACAACGAAATTATAAACGCTACGAAACAAGTAATTCAAGCGTGTACATACGATAAATTAGATGTAGATAAATTACCAATGTTTGACATTGAATATTTGTTATTACAAATAAGATCAAAGTCAGTAGGTGAAATATCTAAATTTAAAGTAGTTTGTCCAGATGATAAACAAACGGTCGCAGATGTAGAACTTGATTTATCTAAAGTAGAGGTACAAGTAGAAGATGACCACACAAATAAAATTGTAATAGATGAAAAAAGAAATTTAGGTTTAGTTTTAAATTATCCATCGTTAGGAATAACCAAGGCTGGTTTTGACGTAAATAAAACAGATACAGATAGTATGTTCAATGTTATCTGTACTTGTATAGATCATATTTACGAGGGCGATAAAGTATACCCTGCGAAAGATAGCACACAAAAAGAACTTAAAGACTTCATAGAAAATATTACACAAAAGGCATTTTTAGATATTAAAAAGTTTTTTGAGACAGCACCACAATTAAGACACGAAGTTGAGGTGACTAATCCAAAAACTAGTGTAAAAAGTAAAGTGACATTTAAGGGATTACAAGATTTTTTTCAATAAGCCTCGCCCATAACAGCCTAGAGGCCTACTATGAAACAAATTTTGCCCTTATGCAACATCATAAATATTCATTGACAGAGTTAGATAATCTATTACCTTGGGAAAAAGAGGTATATGTAAATCTACTTTCAAATTATATAAAAGAAGAAAACGAAAAACGAAGACGAGAGGGAATGAAAAAATAATGAGTGAGACAGAGGATAAAATTGTTGTACCTGCTGATAAAAAAGAAATCAGTAAAAAAGTAAAAGTTGATTTAGAAGTAGATACATCTATAAAAGATTTAGGTCCTAACCCATACGCAAAATTAATTCATATGGCGAGAGCAGTTGACGCTTGGAGAATATTCCCTAGAATATTCTTAACAGTTTATATTGTTTTATTATATAAATGTGTCATATGGTATATGAACTTATCTGCACCTACAATGGAACAAAGTGGTTTAATTAGTATTGTAGTTGGTGCGGGTGCCGCATGGTTTGGTTTATATACAGGAACAAGTAAAAGTAAAAAATAATGGAATTACCAGAGGCAAGATTTAATTTTAAAGGTGGCAAGAAAGCAATTGCTGAGGCAGTAGAGGAAATAGGTAAGGCTATTTTCACACAGGTTAGTGGATCAGTACAGGCAGCAACTGCAGCAGTCGTACCTAGTGTACCAGACATGGTAGCAGAAATTGTAGATGATTTGAACTCTGGTCCTATTGGTAGATTTGAAGAAGGTCTAAAAAAAGTAGATACTCTAATTAATAAGTTTGGTGTTGATATAGGTAAATATAGTAAATCACTAGGAGATTTTTTAAAAGCCAGAGAGGATAGAGTACAAAAATCAGAGACTACCATTAGAGAATTAAGAGAAAAAAACATAGTTGCTCAAATCACTAGAATGGGCGATGTAGAAATATTGTCTAAAAAACAAATTAGTGAACAAGAAGATTTACTCAAAGATTATAATAAAGAAATTAAAGAATCAATAAAGGTTATAACTAAATTTCAAAAAATACAAGATAAAGGTGGTGACATCACGGAAGAACAACAACAAGAGGTGTTAGACGCAAATGAAAATATAACAGAGACCACTGAAAAAAGAAATAAAGTTTTAGAAACACTAAACAAAACCGAAAGTGAAGATACAAGAACATTTAGAGAAAAAGCAGGTGACTTAATAGAAGAATACGTGCCAGATGGATTGAGAGATATAGGTGCTGCCTTTACAGAAGGCCTGATGGCGCCATTCACCGCTATAAAAGAATTAGGTATGATATTTGGTTCAATGTTAAAACCACTAAAGGCATTACCAAAATTATTAAAAGGTTTTGTTGCAGGTTTATTTGGTGCGATAATTGCATTCATACCTTTTTTACTTAAGGCAGCGTTGGTCGTTGGGGCAATAGTGTTACTTAAAAAAGCATTTGATTTTTTAAAAGAAAAGGTAGATGAGAATAAAGAAAAACTAATTGAATTTAAAGATAAGATAGTAGCAATACCAGGACAAGTAAAAAAATTCTTTGATGAAAAGTTTGATGCATTAGGTAAAGCATTTGATACCTTTGTAGAAGATGTAAAAGCCATACCAGGTAAAATATCTGATTTCTTCAAAGGCATATTTAATAAAATACAAAACTTTTTTATAGATTTGATAAATGGTGCAATTGAAATGATTAATGAGGTACCAGGAATAAAACTACAAAAATTTGAAAATATACCTATGCCTGCAGATGGACCTGTAGATTCACCTGTTATTGCAGCCGAAGGTAGTCCTGCAATACAAGCAGCACAATCAGGGACTTTAACACAAGAAAACAAAATACCATTTTTAAACAATAATACAAATCAAAACAATAATAGTAATGCGGCTGTTGCTGTAAATAATACTAATGTGAGTAATAATACCACTATGGGTAGTTTTTCTAGCAGCAAAAATGATGATAAGTCCAGAATGTCAATTTACGCTGATGTAATGCCTTAATAACTACCTAAATCTTTTTCAGTAATTAATTTAAACTTCGCATTATTATCATCTGCATATCTTTTTGCGGCTTTCCATTTCGCTTGATTTTTGATGTACATATAACTCTCTCTCATAAATGCTCTAGTTTTCTTTTTAGGTGTCTTTGGTGGTTTTGTTTGACGTGATGGTTTAATCTCAATGAGTATTTTATCACCTTTGATGGTACGAACTATAAAGTCAGGATAGTATGAGTGATACTTTTTATCAAGTGGATTGTAATATCTTATTGCTAATTCTTCACTTGCCCAATATGTTATATCAGGATTACGGTCACAATATAACATGAACTTTCTCTCTAATAGAGAACGATATACTATTTTAGTGACATCACCTACATATTTTTTAGGGTGTGTCGGGCGATATAAACCTTTATAAGACTTCTTCATTTGATTATAAATATTACAATATATATAAAGGATAACTAAATGGGTTTTTTCACAAACAAAGTAAAGAGTGTAATCAAACAGAAAATTGCTAGTAATTTAATTAGTGGTTTTCAAAATGCTGCCTTTGGTCAACCAAAGAAACTAGCGGCGAAACTTGCAAGTAAGTCACCATTGGATATGTCACAAAGTCCTGTGGCTCATATGGGACAAGTATCTAATCCATTTAATTATGGTGTTGCAACATATCCACAAGAGACAACTAATTTAGGTGATGGTCATTACATCATATTTGACGTAATAGAGAATAACAAAACATCATACGGTGCAACAGCAATGACTGATTTTGATGATGTAAAGTCATATCCAGAATCGTTAGGTCAAGTAGGTGAAGGTAAACTAAATGCTTTTCAAGGAAAGAGATTACAAAAATTAAAAGCACAAGGTTTTGCTAAAGGTAGTGAAAAGATATTACGAAATCAAACGTCAGGTATCAATAGTAAATCCAGATTACAAACACATACAAGAATATCAGATAGTATTATATTATATACACCACCAGCGGTTAAGTTTGATTACAAAGTAGGTTATGAAAATATAGATACAGGTATTGTGGGTGTAATGGCAGGTTTCTTTGATGGTAAAACAAGTCTAGGTGAGTCATTAAAAGGTATGGGCGCAAACTTTTTAGAGACAGTCACTAAAGCTGCGATAGAAATTGCATTACCAGGTATAGGTGCTGCAGTAGATAAAGGTAGAGGTTTCTCACAAAACCCTAATTTAGAAATGGTGTTTAAAAGTGTACCATTTAGAACATTTAGTTTTCCTTATGAGTTTGCTCCAAAGAATGAAAAAGAAAAAGATGAAGTACAAAGAATTATAGAGATATTTAAGTTTCATATGATGCCAGAAAAGTATAGTGAAGGTTACCTAACTGCGCCATCACAATTTCAAATAACATATATGTATAGAGACGGTGCCAATATGTATGTACCTAAAATTGCTAGATGTGCATTGACAGATTTAAGTTTAGATTATTCACCAGAGGGTGTGTTCACTACATTTAAAGGTGATGATAAAGGTGCTGCGCCAGTATTAACTAAAATGGATTTAACGTTTTCTGAAATGGAAATAATGACCAAAGAAACAATCGCAGTAGGACACTAATATGTATTTTAGAAATTTTGAAAGAGGATATTACGATTTAAAAAAAGACGGTAATCAAAAACTAGTTATAGATTTAATGACTAGAGTCAAAGTAAGAGAAAAAGTTATTGATGAGATAAGTTTATATGATACTTATGATGTACCTAGTGGTGAAAGACCAGAAGACACAGCATTTAAACACTTTGGATCAGCAGCATATCATTGGGTTATATTACTTACAAACAATATAACAGATGCATTTTATGACTGGCCTATGAGTGACCAAACTTTTGAGACTTTTATAAGAGACAAATACTCTAATCCAGATGGTATACATCACTATGAATTAACTACATCAAGTGGTAAAACAACTGGTGATGGTCCAGACGACTACTCACATAAGATAGAGGTAAACAGTGACGCTACGGGGGCGCAAAGCGTCTCTAATCGGGAGTTTGAACAACGTTTACAAGATAAGAAAAGAAAAATAAAACTACTTAACGAACAATATCTATCAACATTTATTGATGAATTTAATACACTAGTGAGGAAATAATGACTGATCAAATTGATAGAGCGGGTGCTTTTCAATTAGGTGGTGTTAATTTAGTATCATACGCATCGTTTGATGGCGATGGTACACCTAAAAGACTTGACATAAGAAACCTAGTTGTTGAGTTTAATATATACGAAGATTTAAATA